AGGTATTCAAGGAACAACTGGTTCAGCAGCTTCTTATTATCAAACAATAAAAGATAATGGAACTTCTAAAACACAACGCTCAAATTTAAATTTTGTTGGAGCAACAATAACAGATGATTTAGCAAATAATCAAACAACTGTTACAATTGCGTCTAGTGGTGGATCTTTTCCATTTGTTTTATATGTTGGCGGGGGAGACTCAACAATACCAACACAAAACATAGATGTAATTTATGATGCTGGAACAAATGGTAGTACAATTAATTCATGGGACTATACTATTGATGCAGGAGCATCAGTAACTAAATTCTAATTAGGGGAAAAAAATGACATCAAGAATTCAACAACGTAGAGATACTGCAGCTAACTGGTCTTCTAATAATCCTACATTGCAATCAGGAGAATTTGGACTAGAATCAGACACTAGACTATTTAAGGTTGGCGATGGTACCACTGCGTGGAATTCTTTGCCTTATGGTGGAATGCAAGGTATTCAAGGCCTACAAGGACTACAAGGTTTACAGGGTACACAAGGTTTGCAGGGAACATCTGGTAATACAGTAGATACAAGTTCAATTGCAATTACACAAGTTATGGGAATTTATTAATAGTTTGGCTTTATAACACAAAGTGTTATAATTTAATTTATATAGGAGGTAGTAATTAATGGCTACAACATCAAAACTTATGTTTCGCGGAGCTGCTTCAATTTCAAGCACTACGCTTTATACAACACCGTCTGCAACAACAGCGGTAATTACAGAAATTATTGTTACAAATACATCGGGTGCAGGACAAACATTTACAATTACATTAGATGGAGTTGCAATAGCTACTTCGGTTGCAATTTCCGCAAACTCTTTAGATGTTATTGATATAAAGCAAGTTTTGCCTGCAACAAAAGTATTAGCTGGTCTTGCTTCAGCAACATCAGTTAACTTTACAGTTTCTGGAGTGGAAATAGCCTAATATGCCTATATTTACTCATCCCTCAAGCTCTGGTGGCACAAATACAATTTTTAGCGTAGCTGCAACAAATACATTTTATACTGCAGTAGGTGTATCTTTAGCTCAAGGAGCTTATAACGTTGTTTTAAGTAGTGGTTCTACTGCAACCATGGATGCATATTATCAAGGTGCATATGTAACTTCCTATTCAATAACAAGCTCAGGCAACATTGTTATTTCAGCGCCAATTGATAAAATTCAATATTACGTAACTGGCGGATCATCAGATCAACAAATTATTTTAGTACCGCTTATTGGAGCAATAAATGCTATAGCAAGCGGAACTCTTCAAACAATCACAGCTACTACAAATCCATATAATGGAGGTTCTGGATTTGGTTATGCAATTTGCGTTGGTGGCGGTGGCGGTGGTGGTGGCGGAGGCTACACAAACTATTACAGATATTATTCATCAACTTTTAGAGCAGGTGGCGGTGGAACTGGTGCAATTAATTATGGTCACCTTCTATTGTCTTCAAGCATGGCTGTAGCTATTGGCACTGGTGGAACTGGAGCTGGTTCAACTGGTGGAACTGGTGGAACAACATCAATAACATCAGGAGCAACAACAATTTCAGCAGTAGGCGGTCTTGGCGGAAATGTTGCATATAGTGGAACTAACGGAACTGGTGGAACTGGTGGAACACCTAATGGTGCAAGAGGTGGAACTGGACAAAATAATAATGCTAGTACTGCAACAATTCCAGGACCATGGTCAACACTTAAGTCTGGTACTATTGGTGGTGGCGGTGGAACTTATGCAAACGGTGCAACTGGTACAATAGGTAGCGGAGGCTCAAGCGGTGCTGCAGGTTCTGGATATGGTGCTGGTGGTGGCGGTGCAGCGGGAACTGGTGGCAATGGTGCTCCAGGCGTTGTTTATTTAATGCAATATTCTAATTAGTATAAGGGGTAAAAAATGAAAAATTTTGCGATAATTGAAAACGGTATAGTAACTAACGTTATTTTTGCAAACAGCTTAAATGATGCACAAACAACTGCTAAAGATAACATTTGTGTAGAATTAAAAGAATCAGAAGTGGCTTATGTAAATGGTCATTATGATGGAACAAAATTTTACCCTAATTCACCATTTACTTCATGGACCTGGAATAATGATAATAAAGAATGGGAAGCGCCAATTGCTAAACCAACAATAAAAACTAATGAGTGGACAGACTATCATTGGGATGAAGAAGTTAAAAATTGGGCACTAACCCCCAGCCCAGAACAAATAAAAATACGTGGAACTTTAGAAGATTTAGGCTCACTAGCAAGAGCTAAGAATTTAACTGAAGTTGCATCTTCTCAAGGATATCACGTTGTTGCTCCAGTACGCGTAGCAACTGTTCAAAATCGTGATGTAAAAAAGATACACCATTCATTTAACAATGTAATTTTAAATAATGGAGATCGTATTCTTAATAAAAATCAAGAAAACCCATCAGAAAATGGAATTTGGATTTATGATGAACCTTCAACACTATGTATTCCATCTCCTTATCCAGAAGATGCAATTCAACAAAATACTGTCGTTTTTGTTTCTGAAGGCGGACAAGCAGGAACTGGTTGGATTGTAGATACATATTCAAATGGTGCATCAACTTGGAAATCATTTAATTTAACAGTTTAAAAAAAATAAATAATTAGTTAAAATAAACAAAGGATAATAAATGTTTGAAAAAATAAATTTTTGCACAATTTGCAAAAAAGAATTTAAAGAAAATGAAGTAGCTATGCGTTGGATTACAAGTAATATATTAAAATTTAATTTTACAGATGTTTTAAAGTTTAAATATGTATATCCACTTCATTATTTTTGTATTGATGAAATGAAAAAAGAACTTAATCTATCTCATGAATTTTCTGATGCTGATTTTGAAGCAGGAAATTATAATTTTCTTTTAGAAAATACAAAAAAACATATAGAATTTGCTAACGTACAATAGGTAAAAATAAATGTTTTGGTCTGAAAAAAATTCAAATTTTTTAGGACTACCAAGGCCATATTATTTACTTGATTCTAAATGGTATACAAAAAATAAAAAAAAATATTTACATAAAAAAATTCCAATACCCTATCAATCAAAACCTGGTTTAAAAAATTCATCACCTATTAGTTTAAATATAGAAAATGAAAAAAAGGTTGTAGAAAACGGATTATGTTCATATTGTGGAATTAAAATAAATGATAATGAAGAATCAATTAGGTGGATGATTGAAAAAACAGTTGTTGATTTAAACTCTAACAGAGATTTAGTTCCTTCAGATTTTCACCCCTTACATATTGCTTGCATGAAACAAGCACGAGTATATTGTCCATTTATGAGAACATTAAAAGATGAAGATTTTTGTATATCTTTAAATAAAAATAATTTAAAAGTTGCACAAGAAAACTTTAAAAAATATTTTATGGTACAATGGGAATCTAGAGAAAGATAGTTATGATTATACAAATTATTGGTCTTCCAGGATCGGGTAAGACTACTCTTGCTATTGCACTTAAAGATAGAATTAATGCGGTACATTTAAATGCAGATTATGTTCGTTCAACTATAAACTCAGATCTTGGTTTTACAATTGAAGATCGTATTGAACACGCCCGCCGTATGGGCGATATGGCAAGAATGTTGTCTGAACAAGGATTTAATGTTGTTGTAGATTTTATTTGTCCAACATCAGAAACAAGAAAATCTTTTGGAAAACCAGATATTTTGGTTTGGATGAACACAATTGAAGAAGGTCGTTTTGAGGACACAAACAAAATTTTTGTAAATCCGCAAGATTTTGATATTAAATTTGATTCACATGATATGGATGAATATCAAAAAACAACAAATATTATTCAAAAATTTAACTTGCATGATTGGTCAGCACCAACAACTTTAATGCTTGGTCGTTATCAACCTTGGCACGAAGGTCATCACGCTTTATATGAAGAGGCGGGAAAACGAACAAGTCAAGTCATGCTAGGAGTTAGAAATACATTTAATACTAGCCCTAAAGATCCATTAACTTTTGATCAAGTAAAAGAATACATTGCTAAAGATGAATTTATGGATGGTTCAATGGTAATAAAAATGCCTAATATTACAAATATTGTTTATGGTCGTGATGTTGGGTATAAAATTGAACAAGTAAAGTTAGGAGAAGAAATTGAAGCTATTTCAGCAACTGAAAAACGCAAGCAGCTTGGCATTTAAATACTGGTGGGTGGGTATGGAAAATTTTGGAAAAGCAGAAGAAAGGCTATGGTCGCAGCCAAGGGAAGTAAAATCAATTTTTTGGGCATCACATGCTCGTTCATTTGCTAAAGCAGTTAGCTGGAGATTTTTTGGAAATCTAATTTCTTTTATAATTATTTATGAGCTAACGCACAAGGCTAAACTAGCTTTTATTGCTTCAGGTATTGAGCTAGTAGTTAAGATTGTTCTTTATTACTATCATGAACGAGTATGGAATAAAGTAAAGTGGGGTAGGGATGATCTACTCCCCCGACCATAAGTTTCTTCTTTTAAAAAACCGAAAAGTTGGTGGAAGTTCTTTAGAGGTTGCTTTAGCAAAAGTTCTTCCAGATAACGCTGTAGTAACTAAACTTGTTGGTCCAAATAATACTACTGATCCAGTACCGCCAGATCATTTTGAAAGAAATTACGGCAATTATTTTCATGCACATATTAAATATGATGAAATAAAAGAAAAAATAGATTTGTCTGATGTTAAGTCTTATGTTTTTGTTAGAAATCCATATAGCTCCGTATTGTCTGCGTTTTTTCACAGATTAAACAATTCTAAATTAACTCCAAGACCATATGAATGGAATGATTTACCACAATATGAAAAAGATTTTTGGGTAGAAAAATATTTTGATGAAAGAATAGGAAACCTGCCATGGTACAAAAGTGATAAATATATTTATATTGACAAAAACGATTTACCAGTTGTAGATAAAATTTTATATTATGAAAATGGAATAGAAGAAGAAATAAATCCAATATTAAAACTTCATGAAATATCTGAGATTACCTTAAATGTAAATCAACTTAATTATAGGCCAAAAGATATTACTTATAAAGATGTGTTTAAAGAAAAACATCTTGAGATGATAAGAAAGGACTGGTGGTGGGAGTTTAAAAATTTAAACTATCAAATTTAATATGAAAAAAATATTAGTTATTATGCCAGTTTATAATGAAGAAAGGCTTTTAAAAAGAGCAATATACAGCGTACTTGAGCAAACACACACCAACTTTACATTAGTTATTATAAATGATGGTTCAACAGATAATACTCTTAAAGAAGCTGAAAAATTTTTATATGACAAAAGAGTTATTATTATAAATAATGAAACTAATTTAGGGTGTTATTATTCAAGAAACCTTGGAATGAAATATTTAGAATCTAAAGAATATGATTTTTATACAATTCATGATGCAGATGATTTTTCTCAACCAACAAGATTTGAAGAAATTATAAATGCTTTTAACAAAGATGAAAAAATTATATCTGTATATAATCATTCATTAAGAATAGGAGAAGATTCTCCAGAGTGGCACAATGCACCATTTGAACCAGTGCCAGATCTTGCACACGCATTTTTTAAAAAAGAAGTTTTTAATTTTTTAGGATATTTTGACAACATGGAATTTAATGCAGATCAAGAATATTGGGAAAGATTAAGGGCTTTTTGTCATAATAGTGAAAACTATATATATTTTATTAATAAAGTTTTATATTATGCAGAAGTAACTGGAAAAAACATGATTATAAAATATAATAATCAAATAAGAAATATGTATAGAGAAAGATTTCGTTATCAAATAAAAAATATGGAAATAAACAATAATTTTTATAGAAATTTTTTTAATATTAATGAAATTATAAGGTGGCATCAATGATACCTCTTTTTATTGGAGGAACTGGAAGAAGTGGTACAACAATAGCGCTAAGTCTTATTGGAACACATTCAAAAGCTTATGCTACAATTCCATCAGAAATTAAAATTCTTACTGAAAAAAATGGACTTCTTGAAAAATATGTAAATAAAGAAATTGATAAAAACAATGTTATTTTATTTTATAAAAACATATTTAAAAATCAAAATATTTTAAAAAATAATGTAAAATATTGGGCAGATTCAACTCCAGACAATATAAGATCTTCTGAAATTATTTCAAAAATATTTCCTGATGCAATGTTTATACATATGATTAGAGATGGTAGAGATTCTGGATATTCTGAGTATGAAATAATGAATGGTAAATTTCATGCTCAAACCCCTTTTGACGGTCTTGAATTTTGGCGTAAAAGAATTATACAAAGCGTTGAGTCTTTAAGAAAAGTTGATTTAACTAAACAAATAACTATTCGTTTAGAAGATTTAGTAATTAGCAACAGAGAAATTGAAAAAAACAAAATTCTTGCTTTTTTAAATTTAAAAGAAGAAGAGTTGTTTAATAACTTTTTTAACTCTCAAGTAATTGCAAATAAAATGTCTGTTGGTAAATGGAAACTTATGAAAAATTGGAAAGAATATGACTTACGATATACCCTTGTTTTAGAAGAACTTAAATCTCGCAATATAATTATTGAAAAAGGTTATTAAATGATTAAAGTTATCCAGCTAGATCCCAATGGTTTATGTAATGCAAAGTGTTGGTTTTGTCCAGTTGCTTATGGGGGAAATCCAAAAATAGGACAAAAAAATATGGACTTTGATGTTTTAAAAAATATCATTGAGCAACTTGATGCTGGCAGAGGAGATTTTGTAGATCCTAATTTTAATATGGTTTTAAATGCTCATTACAACGAAGTTCTTCTTTATCCACATTTTAAAGAAATGATTTATTTGTATAAAGACTATGGACTAAAAACAATATTATTTAGCAACGGTACGACTCTTAATAAAGAAAAAATTGATTTTATTGCAGATAACATTGATGTTTTTTATGGAATTACCTTTAATGTGCCATCTGCTTTTTCTGAACAATGGGCACTTTACACTGGACTAAATGTAAAAATATTTGATCGTTTAATAAACAACTTACATTATGCAAATACAAAATTTAAATTTAATATTCAGGTAAACGGAGTACAAGAAGAATCTTTTGTTGAAAACGGTGGAACAATAACAGTATTAGAAAAAGCTCCTTATTTAAATTACAATTCACAAACTGGAGATGTAGCAAAAGCTGTTAATCAGTTTAAAATTTTATTTCCTGATGCAAATGTTTTTTCTGATGTAAATTTAAACGACAGATCTGGAAAATTAAAAGAAAGCCAAGTCTTAAGTAATCAAGAGGCAATTAAATTACAAACAAACAATTTTAACAAAAAGGTTATTGGATGTGCTGGCGGTGAATGGAACGCTATGAGCCGTGCCGAAGATTGGTTGCATATTAATGCTAATGGCGATGTAATTCTTTGCTGTCACGATTATGAATTTGAAACTGTTTATATAAATATAAAGGATAAATCTATTAAAGATATTTGGAATGGTGAAGAAAGAAAAAAAATGATTAGTAAATCATATAGTTCTTTTTGCAGAAGTTGCAAATATGCGATTTGGAAATAAATGATTCCTAAAATAATTTGGCAAACATATGAAGTTGAATATAATGATTTACATCACAATGCTAAAAAAATAACTGAATCTTGGAAATCTTTAAATAAAAGCTGGGAGTATAGATATTTTTCTGCTGAAGATAGAGCGGAGTTTGTTAAAGAATATTTTGGAGAAGAATGGTATACTATATATAGTTCTTATAAAATAGATGTTATGAGAGCAGATTTATGGAGATATATGTGCCTTTATATAAATGGGGGCCTATATTCCGATTTAGATTTAATGTGTAAAAAGCCAATAGAAAGCTGGTTAAATTTGAATTCTTCATTTGTTGTTTCTGAAGAACCAGGCATACCTGGATATACACAAATGATTTTTGCTTCAGAACCAAAAAGCATATTTTTAAATAAAATTTTAAAATCAATTAAAAATAAATATTATGAAAATAATATTTATACTAATAGTATAGACTATATAGTAGAAGAAGTTGGATATAAAATTTTTTCAAAATCTATTTTAGAATGTTTAAATAAAAAACAAAAAGGCTTTATTCATTTTGTAGGCAAAGATGCAGAAAAAATACATTATGAATCAACAAAACATTATCATGCAAGTGATACAAATGTTTTTGGATTAAAATACAAATCTTGGAAAAAAGAAAGTTTTAAATGAAAATTTTTAATAAAAAAAATAAAAATCTTATTATGGAATATGAAAATGAACATTTATGGATGCCACCAATTGTTCCAACTAAAAATGTTGTGCCAGACTGGTATAAAGATATATCTCCATTAAATGTTTCAAGTATAAAAAGTTTTCCAGTAAGTCTTAATATTAAGGCATGTGTTCCATTTTTAGATACATTAACTTCTGGATACATTATTCCTTTACCAATGGATATTGCTGTAAAAATAGATGAACACGGTAGTTCGGTAATAACATGGTATGATAGTTCAATTAATATAATTGGTTTAAGAGACGGAAGCGAAGCTCCTGGCATGGAAACGCCACAAGGTTTTGATCCAACACATTTTGTTTGGAAAACAATGACAGCAATTAGGTTGCCAAAAGGATACTCTTGTTTAGCAACACATCCATTAAATAGACACGATTTGCCATTTGTAACTCTTTCTGGGATTATTGATGCAGACTCAATTTTTCATGAAGGTAATATACCTTTTTTTATTAAAAAAGATTTTGAAGGATTAATAAAAGCTGGAACACCAATATTACAAATTATTCCGTTTAAAAGAGAAAATTGGACATCACGAAACACTGCTGGATTATTTAAAACTGGGAGTATTAATGGGATAAAATCTATTTATAATACTTTTGGTTGGTATAAAAAAAATAATTGGAAAAGAAAGGTATATGAATAAATGAATTTGGTTGAAAAAACAGTAAAAAGTGGTGGAAAGTTAGTGCCTTTAACAATATCTAAAGGTTTAACTAACGGTACGGGTTTGATGAATCCTGCTGTTTTTGTAAATGAAAAAAATGAAGTTTTAGTAAATTTAAGGCATGTAAACTATACCTTATATCATTCTGAGCACAATCAAAATTTTCCCAGCCCTTGGGGACCTTTGGCATATCTGCATCCAGAAAAAGATATGAAACTTAAAACAACAAATTATCTTATGCGTTTAAATGAAGACCTTTCGGTTAAAGATTGCTGCCTTATTGATACAAGCAAACTAGACGTAACTCCAAAATGGGAATTTTATGGATTAGAAGATGCCCGATTGGTTAAATGGGAAAATAAATACTATATAAGCGGGGTAAGAAGAGATACTACAGATATTGGTCAAGGTAGAATGGAATTATCTGAAATTGAAATTGATTGGGATAATTGGTCTGCCAAAGAAATATCAAGACTTAGAATACCAGCACCAGGTCAAGATAATTCATATTGTGAAAAAAACTGGATGCCTATTCTTGATAAGCCATACCATTATGTTAAATGGACATCTCCAACAGAAGTAGTAAAAACTTATCCAGATCTTCCACCAAGAACAGACGTTGTTTCTTGGCAAGGATCAGATTTACCTTTAACTCCAGATCAAAGAGGTGGTTCACATGTAGTTAATTGGGGAGAATATTATATTGCAATTACACATGAAGTAAATCTTTATAAAAATTATTTAAAACAAAAAGATGGAATATATCGTCACCGTTTGTGCGTTTGGAATAAAAATTTTCAATTAATTGGAATTAGCCCAGAACATTTTTCATTTTTAGATGCAAAAATTGAATTTGTAGCAGGAGCAGCAGTTTATAATGGCGACCTTTTAATATCTTTTGGGTTTCAAGATAATGCAGCTTTTATATTAAAAACACCAGGTAAAGTTATAGATGAAATGGTATCGGAGGCATTAAATGGAAACAATTGAACAATTAATTGAATCAGCATCTCACGACATGTTTAATCCAGTTATTAATTTTGAGATTGCAAAAAAATATCATGAAATAGGACAAACTGCATCTGCAACATCATTTTATTTAAGATGTGCGGAGTATGGACACGATACGACGCCATTGCATGTTTACTCTTCTTTAATTAAAATAGCAGAATGTCTTTCTGATCAAACAGGAAGAGAAAATACTGTAAAAAATTGTTTTTTACAAGCAATTCAATATTTACCAAAAAGACCAGAAGCTTATTTTTTATTATCTAGATGTTATGAGCAAAAAGGTTCTTGGCAAGAAGCATATACTTTTGCACAAGTTGGGCTAACATATGTAGATTGCAGCGAAACTTTGCCAACAGAAACAGACTACCTTGGAGAATTTGTTTTGTTGTTTGAAAAAGCGGTAGCGGGTTGGTGGATAGGAAGACTAGAAGAATCAATATCTTTATTTAGTGATCTTTTAGAACTAGACATTCCAGACAATTACCGTAAATCAATTGAGTATAATTTGGGTAAAATACAACCAGGTATTACTATTTAAAGACTATATTAGTAAAAATGGCAGTCTAATGTACGTTTTTTGGCTTTTAACCTAATAGAATGGTATTATATTAATATGAAATCTGTAAAACCTATGAAAATTACTCCAGTAGACGAAGTTAATTGGGGACTTTATGCATGGCAAATGCCAGATGGCTCAATTGTTGTGGATGAAGAAGGAGCTTATTTAAGCATTGAATCTATTAAGGGTGACATTCGTCAAATTAAAAAACTTAAAGAAGTTGCCAAACACTACGGATTAGAAGATGGAAAACCAATATTTTTTGCAGGTCATCGTCCAGTAACGGATGAAGAATTAGAAATACAAAAACAAAGAATGGAAATGGGTCTTGTTCCAGACACACAAGATTTACCAGCCATGATGGATTATGTTAAAGAGATGAGGGAGATGAAGCTTGGCTAATTTAAAAATTGACGACAGTATTGATGAAGATGAGGGTGGTATTGCCGTAAAAATGGATGCACCAATCCATACAGTAGAACATGACTTTGATGATCCATTTAATGCAACATGGGAAAACATTAGAAAAGCAGAAGGTTTAAGTCCTAATTTTCGTCGCAATGCAACAAGATTAGAAAAATCATTTACTGGTGTTGGAGACGCAAAATCTAAAAAACTTGATCCACTTGATCTTACAGGATATTCTCTTTTTCAAATTGTTCAACCACCATACAATGTTTTGTATTTAGCACAACTTTATGATGTTTCTCCATATCACCACTCGGCGGTAAATGCTAAAGCAGCTAACGTTGTAGGTCTTGGATACAAATTTGAAAATACTTGGGCTACCACAGCTAAAATTGAAGAAGTTATGGATAATCCAAAAAGACTTGATAAATTGCGTTCAAGAATAGAAACTGCAAAAGAAGAATTAAGAGAGTATTTGGAATCACTTAACTCAGATGACTCATTTACAGAAACAATGAAAAAGATTTTTATTGATCTTGAATCAACAGGAAATGCTTACATGGAAGTTGGTCGTACAACTAATGGCAAAATTGGTTATATAGGTCATATTCCTACAACAACTATGAGAATTCGTCGTCACCGTGACGGCTTTGTTCAAGTTGTTTATAATCGCTACACATTCTTTAGAAATTTTGGAGACACGGAAACTCCAGATCAAATTGGTACAGATCCACAGCCAAACGAAGTAATTCATTTTAAGGTATTCACTCCTTCAAATACTTATTACGGTGTTCCAGATGTTTTGTCTGCAAAAAACGCAGTTGCTGGTGATGAATTTGCTCAAAGATTTAATTTAGATTACTTTGAAAATAAAGCTGTTCCACGCTATATTATTACAGTTAAGGGCGCAAAGCTTACTGCTGATTCAGAGCGTAAATTGCTTGAGTTTTTTCAAACTGGACTTAAAGGAAGAAACCATAGAACACTTTACATTCCTTTGCCATCAGATGGCGAACAAGGTCGTGTTGAGTTTAATATGGAGCCTATTGAAGCTGGAATTCAAGACTCTTCATTTAGAAACTATGCTGTAGAAAACAGAGATCGTATTCTTTTGTCTCATCGTGTTCCAGTATCAAAGCTTGGCATGCCAGTAGGCGTATCTTTGGCAAATGCAAAAGATGCTGATAAAACGTTTAAGGAACAAGTTTGTCGTCCAAGACAAGAAGAACTTGAATTTAAAATTAATTTAATTATTAAAGAATTTACAGATGCGTTCAAACTGCAATTTAATGAACTTGCTCTTACTGATGAAGAAACTCAATCAAGAATTGATGATCGTTATCTTAAAGATCAAGTTATTACTCCAAATGAAGTTCGTGCACGTCGCGGTATGGCTCCTCTTGAAGGTGGAGATGATGTTTTAATTATTAATCCAAAAGTTGCACAAGATGCTGCATCTGATGCAAGTGGAAATAAAACAAGAAGTCAAGATCGTGTATTAAATGCCCCAGACAAAATGGGAACTGGACGTAACCCTAAAGGGGACGGAAGAACTCAGGATTAATAAATGGCTACAGCACTAGATGTTTTAAATGTTGCTCGTAGCCAAATAGGTTTTGTTGAAGGACCTATGAATGAAAACCCATATGGAATTTGGTATGGCATTCCTAATGCAAGTTATTGTGCAATGGGAGTTAGTTGGTGCTTTGCACAAGTTGGTTTATCACATTTAGTAGCAGCACAAACACCAAAAGGTTTTGCATATTGTCCAGCAGGACTAACCTGGTTTCAACGTCAAGGATTAGTTGTAAATAAATATCAAGCACAACCTGGAGACATAGTTTTCTTTAGTTGGGGCACTGGTGTTGCAGAACATGTTGAAATTGTTGAAGCAGCATCAGCAGATGGATTAACAACAATTGGATTTAATACTGGCGATCAAAATACAAGAGCAGCAGCAAATGGTGGAGGATGTTATAGGGAACATCGCCCATACCTTTATGTTATGGCAATTGTAAGACCAAGATATCCGTTGCCAGTGAAACCAACAACTGGTATTGCAACAAGTAAAAAAGCAACAGCTGGAGTTGCAGCAACAGGTGCAGCAGTAGCGGGAACTACTGGAATGATGCATACAGGCACTACAACAACTAGTCCAACCCCAACACCCTCACCAACAATATTTATTGCGCCACCATTTCCTTCTTCACAAAATTCTTTTAAGCTTGGACAAACAAATGATGCTGTATTGACTATACAAAAAGCACTAGTTAAAAAAGGTATATTAAAATTAAAATACGCTACTGGAACAATGAATATTCAAACTCAATCTGCATTAAAAGTTTTTGATAAAAAGCTAGGAATTATTGTACAAGGTGGAGCAGTTCCACAAATAGTTTATGATAATTTAAAGGGAGCATTGTGAGCATAAAACACCATTTTAAATTTAATGTAGGCGAAGCAAAACAGCTCGGAATAGCCCTTATAAGCTCTTACGGAATGTGGGCAGCAACAGGATTTCAAAAAACAATTACGGGCCTTATATACCCTGTAATGGGCTTTATAACAGGAGGTCTTGCCTCACATAACTCTACTGCATCCCCAAATGTCATGCCACAATCACATATTGAAACCCCATATGTGAATAATATTAACGATAAAAGTAATCAAGTTCCACCTGCAATCCCACCACTTTCAATCCCAACGGCGGGGGAAATAAAGGCCCCAGAAACACAACAACAATTTCAAAACGTTAGAATAATCCCTAAAAATGAAGGAAATAATATCAGTTAAATTATGCGTTATTTATAAAACTTGATATTATTTATTTACATATGGACATTCAAAAAACGTACTGGTCAAACAGCGAATCATCAATGGCCCTGGCTTTTCCAATTTCCAAGGTTAATAAGGAAAAAAGAACTGTATCAGGTTTTGCATCATTAGACAATGTTGATCGTCATGGCGATATAGTAACTGCAGAAGCAAACAAAAAAGCCTTTGAAAGATTTAGAGGAAATATCCGTGAAATGCACGGACCATCAGCAGTTGGCAAAATGGTTAAATTTAAAGAAGATAATTTTTTTGATCCAGAAACAAATAAAAAGTATAGCGGTATTT